GTGTTTGTAGAACTCAAAGTTGCTGATGTGTTGTATTTGTAAAGTTTTGGATAGTTCTCAAGGTCACTTGTGTCAATCCATAAGTCGTTAGTCACAAGTGCAGTACCGTCTGATTGCGTAGTCGGTGCTGTTGCACTGAACTGTGGACCATTTGGATCTGTTGTTGCGTATGCTGTTGCATAACCAACCCAAGTCGTACCGTTGTGTGCCATGATGTCTGCTTCGTCTGTCGCAGTGTGGTACCATAATGTACCGTCTGCTGGCTCATTGCTTGGAGCACTTGTAGAAGCAGTGTAACTTAGTCTCTTCCAATTACTTGCCATGATACCTGTGTTAGCACTTGAGTCAATGCTGTCACCTGTTGGTAGGTCATACAAGTTGTCAATCAAAGTCGAACTGTTGGCTGTGTATGTTCCATAACTGTGTGCCGTCGTTGCACTGAAACCCGCATCCGCTAATGGTGTTCCAGAAGTGTCAAACATTCTGAACTCACCACCCAGTGCGTGTGTCATCTGGATAGCACCTGTTGATAGTTTAGTTGCAGAAACGTTTGTCAAACCTGCCGCACTCACCGCCGCCACAAATGCATCTGCATCTGTACCACCCAGTGTTACTGTGACTGCTGAACTTAACGCTTCTTGATTTTTAACTGATTCCTGTATTGAGAAAGTCTCTGAACTTGTGAAAGTTGGAGATGTGCTGTTACTTGTGATAGTTGTAGCACCGCCTTCGTATCTGAACAGTTGGAAGTCACCAACGTTAGGGGTAGCATCATTGGCATCTCCTGCTGTCATTGACTCCTCAGTCACGTTGTACTGTGCGTACACTGTGCCTGTGCTCAAGGCAGTTCCACCCGTCGCCGCGTCTAGGTTGTAGATCGCAGAGTGGTGATTAGCATAAAGTGGACTAGCAACTTGAGAGAAACTAGCACTTGATGAACTGTAAAGTTTTGTCACTAATGCCGCACCTGAGTTTGCAGAAGTTGTCTTGAACCAAACTGAACCGTTGGGTCTGTTCTCGTCTGCCGTCTTCCAAGTAGGTCTGTTAGTGTGTTTGTCTTGTAGGAATTTAGGGCCATTTTTGACACCTGCCGTGATTCCTAATTCAGCAAGTACACCATTACCTTCTTCAAATCTTATTGTACCAGTGCCACCTGTTGAGTCACCTAGTGCCTTACCGTTGTGGAAGATCTCTAGGTTACCTGTTGTGCTGTTTACACTCGCAGTTACGTTTGTAACATTTGATCCAATTGCTGTCGCAACGTCTGATAGTGCTGTTCCACCCGGAGTGATTGTTACACCGTTCATTACGAAAGTGTTACCACCGGTAACTGTGGTTCCTGAAGCAACTGACACAACCGGTAGAGATGTTGACCATGCTTCTGATCCGACCTGTACCCAAGTGTTACTTGCTGTCTTCTTGTAGATCTTGTTGGTAACGTGTGTTGTGTTGATTGCGTAATCACCTATTACACCTATTGAAGTTTTTGGTGCACCAGTTGAGACACCGCCAACTAGGTCACTTGTTGAAGTGATAAGTGTTGGAGTAATTGTTGTGAATGATTGATTGGTTTTTGACCATTCAAATAAACCGTAACTGCTTGATGCAAGGTCAAACCAGTATGTGCCATCTGTTGGTGCCGCTGTTGGTGCCGTAGCACTTCCAACTAAATCTGCTGTGTCCACGTTCGCTCTTAGGACGTATGCTCTGTTGGCAACTCCTAGGAAACTGTAGGCCGCTTGTAAGCCATATTCATTTAACTCATAACCGTTCAATGAATTTCCTGATGCGTCTGTGTAGAATTTTGGATCTCCAAAAGTCTCTGTTAATTCTCTCTGAGACGAGATCAAATAAGCGGTGTTGGCGTTGGCAGTAGTTGTTCCTACAGCAGTCCCGTCTCCGGCCCCATTTGACTTGTCCTGTGATGATGCTACTATGAATAGTGGTGTTGTACCCGCATCTGATGGTACGTAGAAACTTTCGTTAATTACTGAAACCTCTACTCCTGGTGATGTTAATGCCATTTTTCGTATTCTCCTTGCAAGTTACGTATATACTAGAGTTATTTATTCAATCGTATGGTTTTAGCGACATAATTTACCGTTTTCTAGATGCCTATATAGGCGACGTAAATACACAAATGCAGTACAAGGATAGACCGTTGTGTAAGGAGTGCAAGACCAAACCCAGGGCCTACGCCTATAGGAGATATGGCCGTGTTTATTGGCGTAGTCGGTGTGACACCTGTATCAGGAAACGGGCCGGCAAGCGTGTGGGAGGAGTAACCGCACTGCAAAGGTCAGGTTATAAGAAGCTCAAGAAGTGTGAACTGTGTGGATTCAAAGCACAGGACAAGGCACAACTAGATGTGCTGTTCGTTGATGGTGATATGAGGAATACTTCTGGTACTAACTTAAAAACTGTTTGCGCCAATTGCCAGAGGCTGGGCAGTACCCGTAGATTGGGATGGCGTGTTGGTGATCTTGTCGCTGACGATTAGGTCGTCAATATTGGCGTATAATTCTTCTTTGGTGCCGTTGTTCTCGATGATAAAATCAAACTCTTCCTTTGCCCAAGCGTATTCTGAACTGTGTATGCCTTTTGGTTCTATGTTACCTTCCACATAATCCACAAACCAATCAGGATCCTGTCCTCTTTTAACGAGTATGATCTTACCTCCACGTTCTCTGATCTGTTTCACTTCGTTAGGAAATCTTACATCAGCAATGACTGTTTTTTGGCCTTTGTATCTGCCAATGCAACTGTCTACCCAGATGCCGTCGTACATCTGGCCTCGCATGACTTCTGTTCCAAAGTACTGCAACACCCATCTTGGCGTTGTGGGTTTGCCAAATTTTTCACTCCAGAAAGCATCTGGCTGTTCTCTCCATTGCCTGCTGGCCTCAGTGTCACCCTCTAATAAATTTCTATCCCAATTGAACATGGCCGCCACGGCATCTTTGAGACTCTTGGCGAAACTGTCTTTTTCATATCCGTGTCGTTCTACCAGCCTGTCAGACACAGTGCCTTTACCAGAACCTATTAAACCTACTACACCTATCAGCATAAGGTTTATTATACTATTTTTTCAGACGTTTTTCAATCTCTTTTATTGCTTTTCTTACAGATCGCAAGATAGATGATCTCAAGGTTTTCTTCCGTTCTTTCAATGCTTTTATGCTCATTGTTTCCAGTTCCTCGACTAACTTTTCTAATTCGTCGAGTGTAAGATCAGAGTATTTCTTGTAATTGGATTTTTTCATTGCGGAGTATTTAAAGGAAGTTTTTGGTGTATTAACCAATAACAAAACTGTGTGGTGTGCCACCCTCTGAATAATTTCCTATTTCAGATTCTAATCTTTCCATCTCAGACTGGCCTTCGTTCTTCAGTGCATCACCGTTCAGTGTTGTACCGCCCTGTGGACCTGCGATGGTGTTGAATTTGCCTCTTGCTTCGCCCAGCATTACCTTAGACACAGCAAGTGTGTAATCCCTGATCCAAGGTTTAGAATATATGTCCTTGAACAGAGTGATGTCAGGTCTGAAATTATCAGTGTGCATCAAAACCGTCTCGTTGTCTGCCCTAGGTCTCTGTGTGATTGTCAGTTTTTTCGTGGCGTTGTCATAATGGAACTGTATGAAACTGCCAAACATTTTTCCTACAAGTTCTTGATAACTTGCAAAAGCGTAATAAGTTGCAAGTCCGCCTGTGGCACCTGCCCTTAGGAGGTATGTGTTTGTGTATGCTAAATTGAAAGGCTCGAACAGTGTACCGCCCTCGCCACCTTCTGTTCTTGATCCCACAGTACGTCTGTTAAGATTCCTAACATTAATCACCTCGTCTGGCAAAATGTAAGAATTTTGATTTTTCTTGAGTTCCAAAAACGCATATGATTCCTCAACAGCGTTTGACGATCTCTGTCTGAATTTGTTTATGGCTCTTTCCAGGGCCGTTTGATAGTGTTTTGGGTCCAATTCCACGTCGATCATCCCATCGCCGAGATTGTTCTTCACGTAATCAAAAATTTCCTGTTGACCTGTTTGTAGTTCTGACATACTCATATTTATAGCCTTTGGCTGTGCAATAAATATGTGTGATATGCCAAGATTATCCATTTTTAAGCCTGAAAAGGGCAACGACTACAAGTTCTTCGATCGCAACATCAAAGAGATGTTCACTGTGGGAGGCACTGACCTACACTTCCACAAATACCTGGGACCATACGATCAAGGCTCTACCAACAAGGATGGTGATGCTTCACCAACACAGCCACAGTATTCAGGTGACTCACTGAACGAGAGAACTATTCAAGATCTTCTGTTTTTAGAAAACAGAGACAGAAAATATTCAAGTGATGTTTACATTGTTAGGGGTATCTACAACGTCCAAGACGCTGATTTCAACCTATCACAGTTTGGTATGTTCCTACAGAATGACACATTGTTCTTAACTGTGCATTTGAATGACATAGTAGAAAGAATTGGCAGGAAGCCAATGAGTGGTGACGTAATAGAATTCCCTCACATGAAAGAAGATTACTCATTAGACGAAAGTGTACCCATAGCATTGAAAAGATACTACGTGGTCGAAGACGTGAACAGGGCCGCGGAAGGTTTTTCACAGACTTGGTGGCCGCATTTGTTAAGATTAAAAATGAAGACACTTGTAGATTCACAAGAATTCAGAGATGTGATCGGTGATGCAACCACAGAAGGTTCCGTTGCCAACTACATGAGTACATACAATAGAGAGAAAACAATCAATGATCAGGTTGTGTTGCAGGCAGAACAAGACTCACCTAAGGCAGGATTCAACTACAAGCAATACTATGTGGCACCAATTGACGAGAGGGGCAACATCAGGACAGACAACGTCAACACCGAAGAAGATAGAGCGAGCAGTGATCAGACTGTGAACGCTGTGATTGATTCACCGGCAAGTTCACACTATGGATTTTACCTCGACGGCGATGGTGTTGCACCCAACGGACACCCTGCTGGATTTGGAATCAGTTTCCCAACGTCGGGCATAGATAAGGGAGATTATTTCCTTAGAACTGATTATCTGCCTAACAGACTTTTTAGATATGACGGTAATAGATGGATAAAAATTGAGGATTCCGTAAGAATCAATATGACAAACAATGATTCTAGGGCAAACTATAAAACAGGATTTGTCAATAATACTACTGAGGCCACAATAAATGGATTAACTACAAAACAAAGGCAATCTCTGACTGAAGCATTGAAACCAAAGGCTGACAATTAATAATGTTACATTTTTACGAAGGACAGGTTAGGAAATTTTTAACTCAATTCATAAGAATATTGAGTAATTTCTCTGTGGAGACAGGTAGGGGAAAAGATGACTCGATCAGTCTGAGGGCGGTACCTGTGGTGTACGGTGATCCAACAAGGCAGGTTGCCAACATCATAAGGAACAATAGTGAGAATGCTTTAAACTATGCACCAAAGATAGCGTGTTATGTCAGAGAACTTACCTATGACAGGGAAAGGATGCAGAATCCTTATCACATAGAAAAACAACATCTCAAAGAAAGAGATGTACTAGATGATGGCACTTACGGCACACAACTCGGAGCGGGATACACAGTCGAAAAAGTTATGCCTTCGCCATTTAGACTAGAAGTCACAGCAGACATTTTCTCATCTAATACTGATCAGAAATTACAGATACTAGAGCAAATATTATATCTTTTCAATCCTGATTTTGAGATACAGAAATCCGACAACTACATTGACTGGACATCATTGAGTTACGTGGAATTGGCTGGAATCACATTCAGTTCAAGAACCATACCAGTCGGTGCTGAGAGCGAGATTGATGTGGCAACCATGCAATTCTCAATGCCAATATGGTTATCTCCGCCAGTTAAAGTTAAAAAATTAGGTGTGGTACAGAAAATAATAATGAGCATATATGACGACGATGGCGGAATAGCAAAAGGATTGATAGACGGAGATCTAGCGTCAAGAAGTTACATCACTCCAAACAACTTCGGGTTGTTGGTCACGGGAAATCAATTAAGATTGTTAGGTACAACAGGCGTGAACGTCAAATCAGGTGGCGATGGATACTACACAGGAGCGAACGAACCGTCAAACGTAGATCCGTTCGAGTCATTTGGTCCTGCCGTGAACTGGAAAGTGTTACTGGATCAATACGGCAAGGTCACAAATGGAACATCACAGATAAGATTAACACAACCAAACGGCAATGAAATAGTAGGTACTATCGCAACCACAACTTTAGATGACACTATTTTGTTGTACACAATAGATAGTGATACTATTCCAAGCAACACACTTACTGCCGTCAAAAAAATAATAAATCCTGCTACGTTTGATCCAGGCACACCTGCCAACGGTGACAGGTATTTGGTAATAAATGATGTGGGAGATTCAACAGCAAGTTTCCAAAGTCAAACCTGGGGCACATTGGTTGCCAGCGTTGGCGATATAATTGAATACAACAGTACTACATCGAAATGGAACGTGGCCTTTGACGCATCAAACCCAGACTCCACGCAACATTATGTCACCAATCTGAACACAGGAATACAGTACAGGTTCAATGGAACAGAATGGGTCAAGTCATACGAGGGTGTTTACACACAAGGCAACTGGACTATTGTTTTAGATGGTGGTTATGTTGCTAATGATGATGCTTCTGGACAAGATGCAACTACTCCTTGATAATTTTCCAATAAATTGTTATAATAAGAAATGAAAGAAAACATAGTCTGTTCTGGTGCACTGTTTTATTCCACAAGCACGAAGAGATTTTTGTTTCTACAGAGAACCGATAAGAAGACGCAAGGACTTTGGGGATTGGTGGGTGGTAAAAGTAAATTCACTGAAAGTGCGTTTGAAGGACTCAAACGTGAGATAGAGGAAGAAGTAGGGGACACGCCCAAGTTCAAGAAAGTGATTCCGTTAGAAATGTTCACATCAAACGATCAGAAGTTTTTCTTCCACACATACCTCATAGCCATAGACGCGGAATTCATACCCAAATTGAACACGGAACACTCCGGTTACTGCTGGACAGCGTTCGAGTGCTGGCCCAAGAACCTGCACATGGGTCTTAGGAATACCCTCAACAATAAATCGATAAAAGGTAAATTACAGACGATATTGGATCTTATAGTCTAGATGCCGTGGAACCTACGTTCCGCTTGGAAATTCCTGTCGACTTCGATGGCACTCAAGGCACGATTGTAAGTTCTTATGGTTGATATCCTGCCCGTCCACCAGTTCTGTGTACCAACGTCGGTGGTACCACGCCTCGCTATCCACAGGTCATATGAGTTGGAGATGTCTCCCGTTATGGTCAGTGCCGTCGTGGCACTCTGCTGGCCATTGAAATATCCGGTCAGCGTGTCATTGGTGTGATCGAACACCGCCGCGAAGTGATTCCAGGCGTCCGTGCTGAAGCCGGTGATGTTAAGACCCTGACTGGTGCCGTTATTCCACACGGCTATGTTCATGCTGTTCGATGCCCTTAGCCAGCGACAAACGTATGGGTATCCCACTCCTGCTTCCTCCCATTTTTCTATGACATCGTTGTCAGCGTTGGATGTGGTGTTCTGTGTGGAATCTGGATACACCCATGCTTCTATGGTGTAGTCATTCGATGTGGTGAAGTCCGTGACACCACTCACGTCGGGACAGTTGCACGAGTCATTGGTGCCGTCAAATGCGAAGTAACCAACATTGCCACCGTCGGTGTTGCCTGCTGTGTGTGTGGCACCCGTTATCGTGGCGTTGGCGTTGCCCTCTAGGTCAGTCCATGTGGATCCCGACCCACCGTAACTGTTGGAGTCTGCGGCGTCCAGTTCCAGTTGCCTGTTGGTGGTTGTTATCACAGGCTCATAAGTGAATACTGAGTTGAAGCCAGGCATTAAGAGTAGTTCCTTGCTATGTTGCCCAGGAAGTTCGTGCCATCGTTGAATATTGAAACGACATCTATGTCGTTGGCGCCTGTGCTCAACACACTGGATCCCGAAGGGAATCTCACTGCACTTGATCCGTCAGTGCCGAAAGTGGCGGTCCTAGATCCTGTGCCGTCCTGTGTGATTATGATGGTACAAGTACCGCCCGTTGGCAGGTTCGTTATGTTGAATTCCGTGTTCGTGCCCAGTGTCACAGTGTGTACCCTGGCTGT